TTACACCCCCAAAGAATAGTTCATATATAGTTTATTACTAACCGTATCGACTTTTAGTAGCGACTGGAAAAGAGACTGAATTGAATTACTCCCATCACTAGATACTATAATATCCTGTTGACTAATCGGGACAGCAAACTTCGTTCCATATTCAGGAACATCCAGGTGAATATGGTTTCCTCTTATAAGAGTTCCATCAGGATTTCGGTGTACCAAAAGAGCTTCGTTATCCGCAATATCAATTCTGATCATTTGGCGAGATGCAGCTCGCGCTTGTGCTTTCGATTTTCTATCACCTTGTATGCCCACCAAAACTGACGAAGTCCTCTTTGACTCAGAAATATCAAGAAAGAACTTAATCTCACGGTCTACACTAGACTGAAGCTCAATATTCATTCCCGTTCCCGGTTGTGGCCAGTAAATAGGACCTGTAATTTTTATAGGATCTTTTGGCATTTTGAGAAGAGATTGTGTTTCTAAAGTTAAATCAAAAAATGAATAAAATTTATTTGACATTACAGTCCCTTCAAAATCCTTACCTAAAAAGCCTTTTCAGCAGATCGCCCAAGCTGAACGTAGTACGCCGATAGATACGGTTATAGATCGACTTACGAGGATCCTTGACAAGTCCTGCCCCTTTCTTTCCATATCCAGGGATGAAGGCTTTCTTAATCCGTCGTTTGAGTTTCCCTGTTGTACGAGCCTTTATAGAGCGTTTGATGCTCGGCTTACGTATACCAAACTTCATGGTTTATCCTGCGCTTGCCCTTAGTTGGCATTCCATACATAGCCGCAATTCTGGCACACACACTTACTCATGGTCTTCTGCTTAATCGTCTTACGGCGGAAGAACAGCTTAGCGATAAGAGCGGGAACAGTAAGCCATATCCACTTCACAGGCAGCCACCACCAGCCTATAAAAATCCACCATAGAATATTGTGGTGATGGTTAACGAGTTGTACTTCCTGTACGATCTGAACTACAACATTCTCAGAACCGCATTTTTTACATTGCATAGTATTTCCCAGCTCCTACACTTCTTCGTTGGAAACTTTTTTCTTTACAACCGTCTTTTTCTCTTCTTTTTTCATCTTTTGAATAGCTTTTCGATTGTCATCAGTGATCTTTTCAGGTAGGAATAGACGCATAAGAAGAGCTTCGGCTATCTCAGAGTTTTTGAGGTTTTGGCCTGTGGTGTTCTTTATGGCAATTCTCAATTTGTTCATAACTTCAGGAGAAAGAATGTGATCAGCAAGGTTCTCGCCGGAAAGGGCGATGCGTCTCTGGTAGTAATCTTCGATCTCGTCTTTGCGATGGGCTTCTTCGGAGAGGAGGTAAAGTAGGTCAGTCTTCTGTGCTGGCAGCATTGTCTTGTCTGATATGGTCACTCTGAATACGAGCTTGGTAACCGGAACTTTGCCCTCTAAGGTTGTGCGGTAAACCTGCCAGTCATCGCCATTGGTAAGGATAATCCAGTCGATACCTTCATCAACAGCATACTGACGAGCTTGATTGAGGTGGGTTTCTTTAAGCTTGAGTCCAATCTGCTTCACTTCAACTACGAAGACTTCTTCATCTGAGGTCTTAACAACATAATCCGCAAACCGAGAGCCAATCATTTGCTCCGCTGTAACGTTATCAAACCTATCCCAACCAAGGTATTCACACAAAATATCAGAAACGATTTTTCGCGTATCAGCTTCTTTGAAGTCTTCTGTACGTCCTTTCTCAACAATGTTGGTCATGCGCCTAAGACCTTTTTTAATACGCTCTTTAGCCCTCTCCTGATATACAGCCATTACAAATCCCCAATCTATTCCATTTCCCTAGCTGCCTGAAACCAAACGACAGCTCCGGCAAACTTTACTTCATGATCTTCCGGATTGCTTACTACGATATCCTCAAATCCCTCTACATACGTGTCAGGAGAAAGTACAAGCGTATTGGCACCACGATAAAACCTTCTCATGACATAGTCAGCACCATCAATAGACACGACGGCGATAGAGCCGTTCTGCGGCACTACATCCGGGTCTACGAGAACATAGCAGCCCTCAGGATATACATTGCCCATGCACATACCTTCTACTTCCAAAAAGTATGCATTTGGTCGATGCTTCATTACTTCATAGGGAGCAGATATCTGCTCATCAAGTATGACAGGCTCTTGAGCGTCTCCGGCATGCACTCTCCCAAGTAGCGGTGCGTAAGCAATTCTTGAGGGCGTGGGAGTGATAGCCGATGCAGGACGAGAAGAGCTTGTATCGCCATCAATAAGGCTGCCTTTAGTAACGTGAAAGTAATTTGCAATCCGCTCGATTGCGCCCATACGAGGAACTGCTCTCTCATTTTCCCACTGAGAGACAGCTATCGCTGACACCCCAGCAATCTCTCCAAGTTCTTCTTGCGTCATGTCGTGTTCAAGACGTAGCTTTTTAATTGCCTGAGCAACGTTCATGGCACTCCTATCTGAAACTAAATGCTTTTCTATATTTTATGAAAAAGTTTCTTTACATTCACTATATGTTTAATTAGACTACCTATAAGTAGAAGTTAGGAGGTTTGACACCTTGGAACTTATTGAAGCACGAAAAGCAGCAAGTTACACACAAGCCCAAGCTGCTGAAAGATTAGGCATTTCAAGACCAACATATAGGCATATGGAAGCTTTCCCAGATAGTGTTTCTGTAGAAGATGCAAAACGTATAGCAAAGCTTTTCAGCGTTTCCGTTGAGGAAATTTTTTTCAGTGATAACGATAGTTAAACTTTAAGTTTCTCATCCTCCCTGTGTGCACTCGATGACGTAGATCTAGCCTCCTTTGTCTGCCGTCACTTCTCGCCAACAGTGCGCCCCCGAGTGCTCACAGCACACGTACTTTGACAATTACAGACCAGACGTAACGGCGCAAACCGGGGGATCCGGCAGCGTCCTTTGTCTGCGTGTTGACAGCTCCCAAGGGGAACTGCCGGCGCAGCTGCCACTGTGAGCACGACTGAGGGCGTGCAGGTGTTACGCGGTCACCAATAACCGCGGTTGAATGAATACTAATGTCGCCAAAAGGAGATTACTATGACGACTAGGGAAACAAAAGCAACGGCAAGCGATGCCAGTGAGATCCAACGTGATACGACAGCTGATTTTCCAGCATCGCAAACATATTCACGAAATGCATCGTTTTGTTCATGTAAAACAGTTGCTTGCTCACGAAGCGTGGATAGCAGCTCATCTATGTGTAGCCGTTCCTCCAAGGGTCCAAGCCTAACAACATCTGGCATGTTTTGTTCGGGTATGTCAAAGCTATCTAAAGCAGAGAAGTGTACGTCCGGAACGTCAAACTTCGGAACATTGAGCGGCTTGAACGACTTCAGAATGTTTGTTAAGTCTGGCAAATTATCCACGTTCCACTACTTTCAGATAGCTGTTTTTATCGGCTCGATTATCTCACTTATTTTTGCTATTTTTTGCTTTTTGTTCGGTACAAACGATCAGACTCTGATTTCACTCTGTATTTCTCTTTTTTTGATTGTTATTTCAATTGGAAGTTATGCAACAGCGTAACTAAACCAACGCTAGAAACAAAAAGTTGCCCTTACACAGCTGCCACTATGTAAGGGCTTGTCCGAAAGGTTGTCCCCTATGGACCCTGTAATTATACCAGCTGAACAGAAAAAGCCGGCAGTAACGCCAGTGAGTGTCTCTCACGTATTTCTCACGGTTCCTGAAGTCGCGCGTCTTTTGGGCGTGCATCCGGAGCGTATACGTGAGTGGACGAAGCGCGAAATAAATCCTCTTCCGGCGCTTCACCTTCCTGGAGTAAGAAATGACCGCTATCACCGAGATGCAGTCCTTGCGTGGGCTGCATCCCTCAAGCCTTTTAACGTTTAGGAGGTGTACATGCCTACAGATACCTTGACTATCTTTACTAGTGCCCAGTTTGGAAAACTGAGGGTCTTGCCAACTGATAAAGAACCCTGGTTTGTAGCTCGTGACGTAACCGATTCTCTTGATCTCGACAGGACCGCAATTAGGCGCCTAGACGACGATGAAAAGGGTGTGCGTTTAACACACACCCTTGGCGGTAAGCAGGAAGTAGCCTATGTAACATTTCCGGGACTGCTTTCGCTTACCTTCTCTTCTCGAAAACCTGAAGCCCGTGAATACAAACGCTGGGTCACCCATGAAGTGCTGCCAGCCATACATCAGACCGGCGGATACCTTGCAGCGCGTGCTGATGATTCCCCAGAAGACATACTCGCCCTTGCCCTTAAGGTGGCAGACGCCACTATCAAGCGACGAGACGAGCGTATTCGGCACCTAGAAAGCGAAAGGAGGACTCTTATGCCAAAGGCATGGTTTTATGACGCGGTAACTGAAAGTGACGACACGATCCTTATAGGCGAGCTCGCAAAGCTGATGCGTCAAAACGGTATCGGTATCGGTCAGAACCGGCTTTTTGCCTGGATGCGAGAAAACGGATACCTAGGCAAATACGGAAGTCACAGAAACATCCCTACTCAGTACGCAATGGACATGGAGCTCTTCCGAATCAAGGAGTCCACAATCCCTCGCTCTGATGGATCCTCAATGATTAAAAGAACTCCGAGGGTTACCGGTAAAGGGCAAGCATATTTTTTGAAAAAGCTTAAGGAGGAATGGCTGTGATTACGAAGGAAGAGCGTCAAGAGGTAGCAGCACGGCTACGTGACGTCAGAATTACACACCGTAAAAATAAAGATGACATTCTTCTGTGGTACACGTCGCTTTGTCAAGCAGTGGGCGGCAAGAAAGATCCTTGGTATGGGATTTATGCGCTATGTAACCGCCTTGCTGACCTTATAGACCCAACATGCACAGCATGCGAGCAGGGCTGGCGTGTGGTTTGCTCGATGTGCGGTAGGGCTTTACCCGATGGAAATTATTGCCATCATTGCGGCGCAAGGGTGGTGAGCGAGAGTGAAAGATCATAGTGCAGTAACGTGTTACAGAGACGCCTTTCTCTTCTGTTTAATCTTGCTTCTCTCGGTCTTCTTAGAGCCCCTTTTGGACGTCCTTAATCTTTGGGACGTCCTTTTTATTCCATCAATCGTCCTTATCGCTTTGATTTATGGCTATGGCGTTTGGTGGCTCTGGTCACAACTTAAAGCTGAGGAGGGCATATGAGAGAAGCCATTTTGTTGTCATGTTTGGTAGTTGTGCTCACCTGCGTTATTGCAGCCGGCACTATGAGATGGGACTAGCTATGGAACCATTACTTTCCGGAGTTGTAACTCCGGAGGAATTGACTGATTTTAAACAGCAATCCGCACATCAGGAGCCAAAAGAAGCAGTTGTTAGGCTCTTGGCCCCATCGGGGAGTACTGCACCTCACTCGATTGTGATTCGCTGCCCCATTGAACTTCGCGGGACATATGAAAAGTGGCTCGTAAGTGTTGGGAATCGCAACCAATGGGACGCAGTCGTTAAAAGCTGGCTGGAATAAGCGCTTACAACGTGCAAACAATAAGGAGCAATAATGCTGACTAAACAAGAGCGCGAGGAAATCACGCGGAGAGTGAAAGACGAGCTAGACAGAGACTACATAGATTACACGGTTTTTTACAGAGCAATAACTGGCAAAGACGTTTCGATTGGCAAATCTTTAGATTATGACAATCGAACGATGTTTTCTATCATCCTCGACCTTTGCGACACGTCGAACATGATCGAGCTACCACGCGATAAAGACGGCGTACCGATACACATTGGTGATACCGTCTGGTATGACGGTGAAGTTTACAAGGTGTCAAGTATCAGATATGACGACATCGGACTTTTTGGCATAGAAATATATATACGCCGTAATACCGAGAGGTTCCGCGCTTTTTGGCGCAAGCCAAGTGAAATCACCCACGCTGACCCTATCAGCGAGTATGAGCGCATAGCACAGGAGATTGAGGAGATAGCAGCTGGAAGCAGCGGAACTGTCATAGCTGATGACTTGCGACTCGTCGCCAAGGAGATACGAGAGCTTAGTGATAGCAATGACTGAGCGCCAAGAGATAGCAGAGCGGCTACGTGAAAACAGCACTGCGCACACCGCCGACGAAGCGTTACAGATTATCTGCAAGTGCACCGTTAGAGCAATGAGGGGCTCCAAATCAGTTATGGAAGTTCTTGCTGACCTCATAGATCCTACATGTCACGTGGTCATCTGTGGTCAATCAGACAAATACCATGCCTGTAAGACGTGCAGCGAATGTCACTTTGGATGGCATGAAGACATATATGACAAGGACTTTTCATTCTGCCCTAACTGCGGTGCAAGGGTGATACGAGATGAAGCCTAACAACTTCCGCGTTCCCGTAGCAACGGTTGGGCGCAAACCAACAGCTGACGAACTGTACTTGAAAGCGTTGATAGCAAAGCATGAGTGTTTGATTGCATACCTGCAAAGTAATGTCACGAATCAAGCTCTCGAAAAATGCAGATACGATTTCGACGCAGCAATCGCGTATTACAAGCAACTAGTTGAGGAGGGGCGATGAAAGAAGAGGAATATGTCGGTGGCGCCGATGGTAACGGTGGGTATTGGCTCACAGACGAGCTAATTGTGAGATGTCGAGATTGTAAGTACATAGAGACAGTTGATCTAAGTTCCCATTTTGATGGAGACCATAGGCACGATCAGCAGCAATGCACCCGTCTTCGTAGTCTCGATTGTTTTACCATGCCGGTCGATTTAGATGACTTCTGCTCTTTTGGAGAGAGGAAGAGCAATGCGTAGCTGTGAAAATTGCATATATGCAAGATGTCTCCTCGCATCTTCTCCTGGAATGTCTGATGTATGGATATGCAAGGCCCGCGCCGGTGAGATACAGACGCGTCTAATCTTACGTGCCCTTACATGCATAGCATACAAAAGTAGATACAGACTTCGTGTTAAAAGGAAGAAGGAGAAATGACTGATAAAGAAACCCTTGCACAGACCATCGAAAACATAGAAAAAGTATTTAGCCAGTTCCGTCTAGCATGTATGCACTATTGCGGCATTCTCGCCGATGAAGTTTGCCAAGCACCAGAACCCATTATGAAAGCAGCCGAAGATGCAGAAAAAGCCAATCGTGAAACGCAACGCCAAAGGGATATGGTGCTGCAGGCTATATCTCGGAAGAGATATTAATGGGAAACCAATACAGCCATACACATCATTTCCCGATGCCGCTACCGAGTCAGAAGCTCAAGCTATGGCCGAACTGTGGGCTGCTCATCTCACTATAGACGGCAAGGTAAAAAGCACTAAGCTCGTCTCTCTTCTCGCCGAATATATCGATATTAAGAAGAACAACGGAGCGAGCCCCAATACCATACGTCAGTATAAGACCTTCACGAAAATCCACATAAGCAACTACCTTGGCGCTGCTGATGCTCGTGAGCTCACATCATCTGACTTTACATCATTCGAGCAACAGCTTCTAAAGGATACTAAGTCAGGTGGTGAGGATCTCTCGAGAAACACGGTAATGTGTCTCCATCAGTTTCTACGTGGAGCTTATAACTATTTTGTATCAGCAGGCGGAATATGTGAGACGAATCCGCTCTTTAATACAGCCAAGCCCTCACGAGAAATACACGAGGCAACGACACTAGAAGAGTGGAGTTTCACCGAAATAGATCATGCACTTACCACAGAGCTTGAGAAAGCCTTTACCAGCAATACCTTTACCCTCAAAGCTGCTCACACCTTCGCTGCATGGTTGACCCTTAGGACGGGTCTCAGGTGTGGCGAGGTATGTGCTCTTCGGCGTAAAGACGTTAACCGGCTGCAGGGCTACATACACGTTGGTGGCACTGTCATTGAAGAGCCGCGTAAAGAGCCCTATAGACGTGATGTGACAAAAGGTAAGAAGTGCCGTAATGTCGCTATAACTGATTCAGACCTTTTAATGATCAACCGCTATCTAAAGCTTCAGACAGCTTTTCTTACGGATGTTAGCGGAGTATCGCCGCTAATTACTGCTAACGGCTCATACGCACGCCCCACGAATGTCTCACGCTCTTTCACACACTTGAGACGCTCTCTTATACTTCCGGCGAATATTACGTTTCACTCACTTAGGCACACGCATGCCTCGTGGTGCTTGGCTAACGGAGTCGATCTTAAAACGCTTTCGGAAAGATTGGGACACGCCGATGAAGCCACAACCCTCAGAATCTACGCACACGTGCTCCCTGGGCGTGACAGAGCAGCTGCAGAGACGTTTGAGAGGGTTTCACGCACACTTTTAGACGCACGCTAAGTTTTTAGGAGCATTTGCAATAAGTTGCAATAGGCATTTTTTAGCAGTTTTTACAAAGTACTAAAAATATCTGTTCAACTGTATGTTCTCTTAGCACCCGTCTTTATTTGACAGATAAGAAGTAATTATCTGTCAAGCCATTAGAAAGGACTAATGTTTGATGAAAATATCAGAACCGATGCAGAGTTTAAGGGACGCTCTTTCGGTGCGCCGCATTGACTGGGAAGATAAGTCAGATTGTGTGAACCGTGGAAGCTCCGGACGCTACGTAATCGAGCGCACGCTCTTTCGTAGTGGCAATGAGACCATAAGTGCCATCTATGCCTATAACGAGGACTCCTGCGGCCGCTATGGCCTTACCTACGGCTGGCCTGACATGGTTGAGGTTATGCCCTTAGATGACATCGACTATGTAGATCCAAGACCTATGACGACAGATCAAATACTCGAATGCATTATCGCTTAAGGAGAAATCATGAAAAAGCAAGACATGTATGACAGCGATGTTATGGCAGCTCGTCCGCTTGAAAGCTTCCTGCACGATTCAAATGCTCACGATGATATGAAGATCAAGCGTGTGCGCTTTCGCCTGGGGAAAGAAGGCGTATGTACCTTCTGGCTTCTCTGTGAAGCCTTAGCACTCACTGACGGACACATTCTCTCTTATAGAAATGACGAAGACATTTTGACATTGATGGACTATCTCTGGTGTGAAAGTTTCGAAGAAGTCGAGCGCAATTTATCGTGTTTCGCGGACGTTGGACTCATCAATTCCGAGTACTTGCGCGATGGTCGGATTGTATCGGAGAGGATGCTTGAAAATGCTTTCCAGGTTGGTAAAAAGAGGGCTGCGGGAGCAAAAGCGGCGTCTAATAGATGGGCAAAAAAGAAGCAATGAACAGCATATTTATACGACCGTATAGCGACCGCATATACGGTCGTAGTACGACCGTTATACGACATCGCATTACAAAGATAAAGATAAAGATAAAGAAAAGACTTACTACTAAACCTTACTAGTAGTAGGCGAACACATGTATCAATGATTTTGGAAAGAAAAAAGAACAGAACAGGAGTGAACAATGAGCGAGACGAAACCAGAAGATGTCTTCAGAGGAGAGCAGTGCTTCATTTCAGGTCCCGTCACCGGCGTTGAGAATCGCAACAAACCAGCTTTCGACGCAGTTAAGAAGTGGCTACTCTACGAAGGGGCTGAGGTTGCATATAACCCAACTGAAGATATAAACCCAGATATAAGTTGGGAAGAAGCTATGCGTACATGCATTCGAGTGTTAGCTGAATATCCCTTCAGTGTGCTCGTATGCTTGCCTGGATCACTTGAAAGTTCTGGTTCGACTCTTGAGCAGTCTATTGCCGAAGCGCTCGATATGAAGATTGTGTATCTTGACCAATCTGCAGTAGACAAACTCAAGGCAGAGGTTGGTGTGTAATGGGGTTCGGAGGGTATGCCTCGGCGCTTGAGTTCTTCGAAGGTGTCAGGGCCGCAGCAACAGAGGCTGATAGAACTTGGCGCGAACTCTCGGTCATGCAAGCGTCAGAGGGGGTTAAGGCTCAAAGATACACATCGGCTGTAGCACCTGGATCAAACCACGATGTGATGGGATTGGTTGATAAGCGCATCGACTATGAGCGCAAACTCCACCGCCAGCTTGAGCAGGACTATGCACTCATAGGCACTGCCTGCGAGGTACTCTTTGGTAAGGATTGCAAAGGATCAGGAGGGATTGAGAGCCTGCTCGGCTCTGACTATGCCAGCGTGCTTTACTGGCGCTATATCGGCCACATGAGCACACGGGAGGTCAGCAGTCTTGTAGGGTGTTCAGCAGCAACGTGCATCACCATGACAAACGTTTCACTAGAGACGTGCGACTCGCTTGGATTTGATAAGGTCATCAAAGGTGCTGGAAGCGATGAGGGATAGCGGCCAATGTGGTGTTTTACTGCCTTTCAATTGTGTAGAAATTGTAAACCAATACATAAAAATAACTTGCTATATATAGGTAATAGTTATATACTATATATAGCAGGAGAGGAGGTGAGAGATGGAAGAAAAGATATGGCAGCTATTCCTCGCAGTCTTCACAGCAGTAACCACAGTAGCAGTCGAAAAGATTGCAGAGGAAATAAAAAAGTCCCACCCCGGTAAAGAGTAAGGACTTTAAGCCAAGGGGTATCAGTTCCAGCTGGTACCCCAACTAGCTCTAGACTACCACAAAAGGAGCAGACAATGAACAACATAATCCTCATACTGGCAACCGTAGCAATTACCCATATTGCCTATCGATGGATACGCCGAAAGGAGAGATAGCATGTCAACAAGCGATGCGCAGAAGAGAGCTTCAGCAAAGTACCGGAAGCGCAATGTTAAGACAGTGGCAATAAACTTCTATCCTTCCGAAGCAGATCTATATAGCTATCTCACCGCACAAAAAAACCGTTCTGGATACATAAAGGACCTTATCAAACAAGATATGGAGAAACCAAGGAGATAGACAAAGAAATTCTTTGCTGAACACTTTGAACGCAAATTGTGCAAATATGCTAGTGTGCGATAGTTGTCGGAAGTCAGCGCATCACTTTTAGGTGGTGCGCTTTTTCTTTAGCTTTTGATTGGGGCGTCATGGCAAAGAACGTACGGCAGACCAATGGGAATGCCCGTCGAAAGCTTAGGGCATGGCTCATGGCTCAGCAGTTGCCTTGCGCAATTTGCGACGAGCCAATCAACTACAGCCTGCCGGCAAACCATCCAGATGCCTTCGAGGTGGATGAAGTTGTACCGGTATCACGATACTGGTTGAGGTTGTACAACGCTCAGCAGCGCTGCTGGGCGGGACCCTATGAATCAGGACAGGCGGCAGCCCTGGACCGTGCCAACGTACAGGCTGCTCACAGACATTGTAATCGCGAGAAAAGTAACAAAGTCGTTCATGGGATGAACGCCGGAAAAATATACCGTTCTCGACAGTGGTAAGGGGCGTGTTAACCCTCCCCGCCCAGGTAGTAGCGGCACTCTCGGCGGCATAGAGCCGTTTTTTCAGACCGTCCAAACAATGGGTGCACGCCCTCATGTGCACATATGCACGCTTACAGAAAAGGAGGTGTAATGACGCCACAAAACCCGCTGACCCAGTCAGAAATTGACTACATTCTGAAAGCCAAAGAACAACATGTCCCAAATAAGAAGATTGCGGAGACATTAGGCCGGTCTATCAGGGTCGTGCAGAAGTACGCCGCAAAGTACAGAAAGCGTGAAACAACGGTCAAAGATGCCCTCAAAGAGCTGCCTGGCGTCTCGTATGCAGTCCCATTCCGTGAGGGTGAACGGCAAAATACTGCCGCACGTCTCAGAGAAGAACGCAATCTGCTCAGGGAAAGCTTACTTACTGCCGAGACGAGAAACATAGCGACCATCGCAAAAGAGTATCGAGCCGTCTGCATGCAAATTGAAGAGTTGGAGGGAGCAAAGGTCGATGACAAGCAAGACCGCACAGACGACCCACTTGAGCGCTCCCTCAAGCTCGTTGTTGGATCCTAGGTATTGTATCCATGAACCCTATGAAAAATCACTGTCGCCGCTCGTAGTCACACTCGCCGACCAAGCAAATGTAACATTTGCTGACTGGCAACTAAGAGATTTGGAAATCATCGCCGCCGTTGATGAGCAGCTCCAGTTTGTACAGAGAATCATCGGCCTTGCCATCCCGCGTCAAAATGGCAAAACGACAATCATCATGTGGTATTCCATCATGCTTGCCATGGTTTTTGGAGCACGGATTCTCTGGACGGCGCACAACTATTCAACAACCATGAAGACCCTTGAGGACTTCCGAAACATCTTGGGAACGAAAGTTCACGATTCTGTTCGTGGCATCAGGTACTTCAATGATCGCCTTTGCAGAGTGTCATCTAAGACGGCGCAGGAAAGCTATACGTTCAAGCCTTATGCAGCCGATAAGAACGAGGGCTTCATTGCCTTTTCAACCCGTACTAAGACAGCAAACCTTGGCAACACCTTTGACATTGTCGTCATCGACGAGGCACAAGAACTTTTGCCTGAGCACGTCCAGGCTCTTTTGCCAACAACCTCAAGCGGTCCTATGGAGAACCCGCAGTACATCTATATGGGCACACCTCGCCGCGCAGGATCTGTAGCAGACAAGTTTGAAAAGATGAGATCACGAGCCCTCGCTGGAACCGACGTTGAAAACACTTGCTGGATTGAATATGGGCTTGAAGAGGTAGGAGACGTCTCAGATGAAAGCCGTTGGTATAAGGCAGCGCCTTCTCTTGCCGCCGGCATCGTTAACGTCACTGCTCTGCGTGAGATACGCAAGCAGATGGACGATTTGCAATTCGCGCAGGAGTGCTTGGGCGTATGGCTGACGCCGCAGGAGCTTGCAGGAGGAGCCGGAGCGCCTCTTATTGACAAGGAGACGTGGGATGCCTGTAAAACGCACTGTGCGCCGCAGGGAAAACCTACAGCCTATGGCGTCAAGTTCTCCGTCGATGGCACATACTTCGCGGTATGCGTGGCTGTCAAAGAAGATGATCACATCCACGTGGAGCTTGTCGATAAGCGTGCCAGTATCGGTGGGAAGAAGGCGCTTGCCGATTTTGTCACAAAACGAGCGCAGACTGTGCCGGTAGTGATTGATGGCAAGGCAGGCGCCGAGTCGCTTATCAAGCGCATCGGTGAAGCCGCTCCTGAAGAAAACCTCATAAGTCCAACGCCAGCTGATTTGGTAACGGCAAACGTTGACTTTGTCGACGCTGTCAGTGAGCAAACACTTACCTGGTATGAGCCGGACATCCTAGATGAGGATGAAGAAGATGAGCTAACAAAAGCGATAACCCAATCGTATAAACGCCCCATTGGCCGTACGGGCGGCTGGGGATTTGATGGTGAGGGTGCAGCTGTAGCAGAAGCTGCGACCCTCGCCTTTTGGATGGCAAGCCAAGTTGAAGACGAAGAGGCTGGGGAGGTCTACTTCTGATGATCGACAGAGGACTAAGTGCGTCTATGGCCGCTGCAGCCAACTTATCACCTAAAAACCGTGAGACTGTCATGGAGCTTGTGGAGGTGTGGCGCAGGCATTACTACCGAAACCGCCTTCGCGACAAGTACTATGCCGGAGACGTCAAGGTTAAAGATCTGGGTGTTTCGGTATTGCCGGAGATCTCCTGTAAGCTTGATCCCAGAATCGACTGGGCCGCGAAATGCGTTAACTGGTGGGCGGACCGCGTGCAGTTTGAGGGCTTTAACTCTACAGACAATGCCATAAAAGACGAGCTCTATGCAATTGCTCATCAAAACGATATGGACAACCTGGTTCGTAAGGTCACCATGAGTTCACTTCGCCATTCGGTAGCCTTTGTGAGCGTCACTTCCGGCAATACAGAGCTTGGTGAGCCTGATGTCGTGGTGTCGGGATATCCTGCCACAGCGGCGTCAGCTCTTTGGTCTGATGCCTTAAAGCGGATCACAGCGGCGCTTGTAGTTGTTGACGTCGAGTGGAACCGTGCACATAACATCAAGACACCCAAGCTGGTATACGTCTTTACCGATACTCAGTTCATAGTACTCTCTCTTGTCGATGGGCGCTGGGTAGCTGATGAAGCAGAGCATGCCATGGGACGAGTTCCCGTAGAGCAGGTGGCCTACCACGGGACCTTGGAGCATCCCTTCGGTACTTCCCGTATCACCCCGACGGTAATGAGCCTTGTTGACGATGCGCAACGTGAGATCATGAACATGAGCGCAACAGCTGCTTTCGCTTCTGCCCCACAAAAGTTCTTTATGGGAGCCGATAAAGAACAGGCGAAAAAGATCGCAGAGACTCCTTTTGGCGCCTTCATCGGGTCGATCTTCGTTGGAACGCCAAATAAGAACAAGCAAATACCGAACTACGGACAGCTCCCTCAGCTGACCATGCAGCCGCACAGCGACTACATGAGACTCTTGGCATCGATGTTCTCAGATGCAACAAATGTGCCTTTGTCCTCACTCAGCTTCACGACCGCAAACCCGACATCCGCCGACGCGATCATAGCTAGCCAGGAAGACGCCATTATTGACATCAACAGTTATATCCTAGCTTGTAAGCGCGCCTTCACGAATGTCGCTACTATGGCGCTCTCGGTGACCCATGACCTGAACTTCTTTGAAGCTCTCAAGGCCTATGACATAACGACACTGTTTGCTAAGCCGGAGACGCCCTCTCCGGTATCTATGTCCGATGCGGTCACTAAGCGCGTAGCGGCCTTCCCATGGATGGCAAACTCCGACGTACCTCTGCGCGACCTCGGTTATAAGGATGACGAACTGAGGGAGCTTCAAGCCGACCGCAAGCGCCTGGCTGCACAGAACCTTGTTCGGGAAGCAACGCAAAGTGAGTAAACATGAATATCTCTAAGCAGGCGATGGATGCATATCACAGCAATCTATCCAAGCTGCAGGGCAAGGCCAAGCAGGCATTCGAGAAGCTCGTAAGCGCCGGTATCAAGGTCAACCCTGACATGTCTGATAGTGAGTTTATGGAGCTCATCAGCAACTCCCTTATCAGTACGACCCTCTCCTATGGGGATGCTGCAGGGTCTGTAGCCCTTGATTTCTTCGAGGAGTCTACAGGCCTCGAGGCGAAGAATACCGATCTTGCAAAAGTACCGCGTTTTGTTAACGACAAGTACCGCGAGAAAGTCGATCAATACGCTGCCAATAATGCTTTGCATGGAGATGAGTTCATGGAAGCCTGCGGCAACATCATGCAAAGCGAGGTTCTACAACAGGCGAACAGAACGATGATAAACGCCGGCAAGCGCTATGGTTTGAGGTTTGCCCGCGTACCGCAAGGCGGCGAATGCGCTTTTTGTGCCATGCTGGCGTCCCGCGGATTCGTATACTCAGAGGCTGGCGCCAACTCCCACTATCACAACCACTGCAAGTGTAAGGTGGTTGCCGGCAAGCCTGGGACGAAGGTCGGCGGATACGACCATACGAAAACAGAGAAGAGTTTCAATACCATCTGCAAGAATCTCGGTATCAAGGAAAGCCTTGAGGAAGTCGAAAACAACAAAGAGTTGAGAGACAAAGTCCTTGCAGAAGCTGGTAGGAGAAATAAAGACTGGCTCTATAGAGGAGAGGTAACGAAACCTTGGTACATCAAACCACGTGAAAAGCTATCGGCTGATGAGAAACGCGGGATAGATATCCTCTCCTCAATGGGATTCAGTCCTGTCGCGCTACCTGAAGATGCACCGGATGGCAGTAAGAACATTGATTTTTGGCTTCGAGATCAGCACCTCTTCGTTGAGCATAAGAATGCAGGTGGCGGTAAACATTCCATTGAGGATAACCTCGGATCCGCTAAAAAGAAATGGGACAACCTGAAATGCGATCAGCCAAAAATTGTGATCCTTACAACCGAGGGAAGCACTCGCTCATATGAAGACGACATGAGATCTATCAGGAGGTGCAAAAGATACTATGACGAAGTATGGTACGTCCCTCCGGGAGGAACAGACTTCCTGATTATAAAAAACGAGGGTTGACCCCCCCCATTACTGGGCAGGACCAACCCTGTTAACCACAATATACCACAGTTCCCGCTAGTTTAACGGCAAAACACGAGATTCTGGTTCTTGAGATCTGTGTTCGATTCGCAGGCGGGAAGCCATTATGTGTAACCAACCAGCCGCACGGCTGGTTTTTTATTAGGCCGCACGGCCGGAAAGGGGCAAGAAATGCCAGACCCAACGACAGATCCAGCGCTTGAGCCAACTGCCGATCCGCAAGCTGCACAGCAAGCAGGCGAGAATACGCTCGAATACTGGAAAAGCCAGGCACGCAAATGGGAGAAGCGCAGCAAGGAAAACTCAAGCGCCCAAGAAGAGCTTGAGCAGCTCAAAAACTCCCAGAGCGCAGCACTTGAAGAGGCACTCAAAAAAGCGAAGACAGCTGAAGAGGAGCTTGCCGCTCTTAAGTCAACGGAGGCAACACGAGCTTTGAAGGCTAAGGTTGCCGCTGATGTCGGCATTCCGGAAGCGCTCATCCATGGTGCCACCGAAGAGGAGATGCGCTCTGCTGCAGAGGCTATGGTTGCGTATTTCAAGCCCAAAGCGGGGGCAAAGGTCCCCAATCCCGGCAAGTTCACTATGGGAAGTCCAAACGACGATCCCAAGCGTGAAGTTGCCGCACAACTATTTGGCCATACCAACTAACGAAAGGAATCATCATGGCTACTCCGTTTTCTACTACCAACATCAAGCTCCCTTCTCAGGTTGCTGACGAGCTCGTTAGCAAGGTGGCGGACACCTCTGTGATTCAGACACTCTCCGCCTCCTCTCCTGCTATCTTTGCCAACCGCTCCTCTATCCTCTTCACCAAGGATCCTGAGGCGGAAGTCGTCGGCGAGAATGCGCCGCACAATCCCTCCGAAGCTAAGACAGAGCCTATCGACCACATCATTAAGAAGCTGTCTGTCACGGTCCGCTTCTCCGATGAGGTTCGCTGGGCTGATGAGGACAACCAACTCAAGATTGTCGACGCCATCGTCGACAAGTCCTCCGCCGCCCTCGGCCGTGGTCTTGACTATGTCGTCTTCCACGCCTTAAATCCGCTTACCGGACTGGCTGTTGCCGGCCTGACTGCGCTGACCGCAGGAGCCACTGCAGTGACCGCTACGACTGACGCTGCTGCAGACCTCGATACGATGGCCGACAAGGTAGACCAGGGATATGATATCTCCGGTCTTGCACTCTCTAAGACCCAAGCCTCGGCGCTTCGCAAGGTTCGCGTCAAGAACACTGGACTGCGTCTCTTCCCCGAGATTCCGCTAAACCTTAAGACCGGCTCTGTTGATGGCATCCCGGCTGCAACGTCCAATACCGTTTCCGGCGCCCTTGCTAAGACGCCTACCAAGGTGCTTGCTATCATGGGAGACTTCTCCCTTATCAAATGGGGCATCGTCCGTGATATCAACCTGGAGATCATTGAGACCGGCGACCCCGACGGCCTTGGCGATCTCAAGCGCTTGGGCCAGATCGCCTACCGCGCTGAGGTCGTATACAGCTGGGCTGTTATCGATCCCAAGGGCTTCTCCGTCCTAAAGAGTGCCTAACATGGGCGCCAAAGCCCCGGAGCATCCCTTTGCCACGCTTGATGACCTTAAAGCACTCTATCCAGCGCTTGAAGACAGTGAGAGGGAGCGGGCTCAAAGCCTGCTCTCTCTTGTCACTGCCGCTGTTGCCTCTCTTTGCGATTGGGCTGATAAGGATCCAGCTGTGCTCAAGCTTGTTGTCTGTCAGGCAACGATACGAGTTTTGCAAGCAGGAGAAGAGACGCCTATCGGCGTAACCAGTCAGTCTTGGATGGCGTCACAATTTCAAGGTTCGACATCGTATGCCAATCCCACAGGAGATATCTATTTCACGACGTTTGAGAAGAATCTGCTTGGGGTTGATGAGGGAGACGTGCTCTACGCAAATCCCTTGCCAAAGGAGCCGTGATGTATCACCCAAAGATGACATTGTTTGTAAAAGAGCGCACATCGTCCGGTAAAGACCGACTGGGCAACGAGACTTTTACGTATGCTGAGCCGGTACCGGTCGAGGGATGTATGTTTGCCCCCGGCCAGCCAAAAGACCTTGTGATTGAGCGCCCAGAAGGCGTTGAGATCAGGGCAACCGCCTACTTCCCAAAGGGATGGGCTCAAAGGCTTAAGAAGGCCAAAGTCAGTACAGATGGCAAGCTGTGGCTTACGGTCATCGGAGAGCCCGTCGAATACCCGGATAAGATGTTGCCACCTCGGTGGCCGTGGCGCTGCATTGTACCTTTAGGAGCGACTGATGGCTAAGACATACAGCGCATCCACTGCTCACGGTACGGTGCATCTACGTTATGAGCCAAGCAAGCTTGATGAACTGCTTAAAGGCGACAAGATGCAGCGAAAACTCTTAAGAAAAGCTGAAAAGGTAAGAGATCGCGCAACGTCCATGTATGGAGGACGCCGCTATGGGGCACGTGTGACCGTAGGAAAAAAGCGTGCTCACGGCGTTGTCTATACCGCCGACAGACATGCTATGAGATCAAACGTCTTACATAACACACTGCAGAAGGCTCTGGGAAACAGTAAAGGATAACTATGATCTTTAGCTCTATGGAGTTTATGGTGAAGTGGGTATCCGAGACGCTCAAAGTCCCCTGCTCGACTAGGGTTCCTCGTGATACTCCGAACACCTTTACTCAGATTGACCGTACCGGTGGAACTATGGATTATCCACATGATAGCCCTGAATACACTGTGTCAATCTGGGCTAAAAGCGAAGCTGAGTGTGAGCAGCTTGCTCACGAACTCGCAATCGCACTTAAACTAACGCCCCCTACTGACAAACACATCAACCAGGTTGATGTTCCAAACGTGTTCAGCTATGGGGTGCAAGACGGTGGCTATACCACTTGGCAAGTCACGTTTCAAATGCAAATAAACATCAAAAATGAGGAGGTCTAATTATGGCCGTTGATGCAAGTAAAGTATTAGTCGGTGCTCTTGATCAAGAGACCACGGGGGCGGTTTTGGATGCCCCCGTTGGTACTGTTCTTCCGACTGATGTAACAGGCGCTATTAACGCTGCTTTTAAGGATTCGGGCTACGTCGATAGCGATGGTGTACAGCTCACTACCGACTTCTCGACAAAAGACATCACCGAAGCAAATGGTGCAGCGGTGCGACAACTCTTAGAATCGTTTAACGGTGAGATTAAATACACCGAACTCGAAATGAGTGAGCGTTCGCTTATCCGCGCCTTTGGCTCCAAGTCGGTAACTACTACTCCCGCAACAAATAGCCACGGCACACAAATCAAGCTCGCCATTGGCGCGCGACTGCCTGAGGTTCGCTCTTGGGTTTACAAGATAAAAGATGGCGCTGCGAAGGTACTAATCGTTATCCCACGCGGGCAGGCAATTCCACCGAGTGAGATGACCTTCCAAGCTTCTGAGCCTATCAAGGTGCCCATCACACTCAAGTGCCAGCGTGATGCCGCCGGCAACAGTATCTATATCTATCTGGACGATGGAGTCGTGACCAAATAATGCTGAAACTCGTAACCAAGCACGCCACACTTGACGTTGAGGTCAATGGTAAGGTGTGCCATATCCCACTTGAGCCGACACTAGCAGATGTACGCCGTGCCGGCATGGTAATGCCGGATACAGAAAATCTCGAAGCCGTTGAGTGGTTCATCCGCTTTCTTGAGCCCTATATGCCTAAGGTAGAAGAGCTCAGTGTTACCGATTTGTCGGTACTTATGAGTGAGTGGAACAAACTCCGTACAGATGCCGGAGGCGCTACAACGGGGGAATAATAAGTCTCGCGTGTTTGGTTGTCGAGCACACCGAGGCACTTGAGTATGACCTTATGACAACAACAAGCTTTACTCTGGATGATTTGGGAGGGCGTCTTAGTTTTAGGGCGCTCTCCTCTTTTGTGAAAAGACTTCCCAAAACAAGTGAGACATGGCAAGAACTCAATCCTGAGTATGCCGAGTTTGCAACATGGGAGTCGAGCGCAATCATTCCTCAGCTTCTGGCCACGATTTCCGATCAGTTGAACTGGCTGATGTGGCTTTATAGCTCAACCAACTCGACCAAGAAACAACCGAAGCCGAAGCCACTTAAGCGTCCGGGAGTCAAAGAAACAACAAAGCGCTATGGCAAAGACCCAATCCCCATCAGTGAATTTAACGACTGGTGGGACAACAACTAACCCTTATAGGAGGTGAACATGGCTAACACAGAGGTAGGCTCCGGGTACATTTCTATCATTCCTTCCTTAAAAGGGTTTAATAGCAATGCAGCGTTTGGTGCTTTTAGTGGCATGAAGCTTGCTGCCCTCGGTGTAACTGCCTCAGTCGCCGCCATTGGATCGGCAGTTGTTGCTGTCGGAAAACAGGCTTTTGACTCTTATGCAAACTTTGAGCAGCTCTCCGGTGGTGTTCAGAAGATCTTCGGCAGCGCGTCTGACCAGGTAATGAAAAATGCGCAAGACGCCTATGCTATTGCCGGCGTTTCCATGAACCAATACATGGATCAGCTGAATAGCATGGGAGCAGCCCTCAAGCAATCCTTTGGCGGCGATGTCGTCAAGGCCGCAGCCGCGGGCAACATGGCGATCACCGATATGGCAGATAACGCCTCTATCTTCGGAACTAATCTTCAGTCCGTCCAAGATGCCTACCAAGGCTTCGCCAAGCAGAACTACACCATGCTTGACAACTTGAAGCTCGGTTACGGCGGCACGAAGACCGAGATGGAACGTCTCATCAAAGACGCCAACGAGTTCGAGAAGGCAAACGGCCGCGCCGGAGATCTTACGATTGAAAAGTACGGCGATGTAGTCCAGGCAATACATGACATCCAAGAGCAGCAGGGTATTATGGGCAACTCTGCCCATGAGGCATCCGAAACTATTCAAGGTTCTATTCAGACCATGAAGGCGGCTTGGGAGAACTGGCTCACTGCTATCGCCGATCCCAACGGCGATATCGAAGGCATGTCCGAGAAGCTGCTTAAGTCGGTAGGAGATGTAGCCAAGAACCTGATCCCAACGATTGCCCGTATTACTCAGGGGCTCTTTGCTTCACTTCCTGGAGTCATTTCAGGAGTCAGCTCAGAGCTCGGCAACCTTATCCATACCGTCATTGAAAATATCGACTTCAAAGCCATAGCCCAAGGCATCGCCGATGGGCTGCGCGGGGCCTTTGATGCCGCAGTGTCTCTGCTTGGCTCTCTACCGGAGCTTGCCGGTAGTCTCACACAAAACTTAAGCGGGCTTTTTGAGGGCGTTGACTTGAGTAGTATCGGTACAGATATTGCTGACAGCATCTATAACGGCATTACCGGCTTTATGGATGCCAACAAAGTTGCTATTGACCGGTTTATTGATGTCACCGGTATTGATGTCTACGCAATATTTGGTTCACTGGAAGAGGAGTTTAGCTCCATCTTTGACTTCTTCAGCCAGCTTGGCGAAAGCATCAGCAACGTACTTAGTGACTCTGACGCCATAAACCAAGTCGGTGAGATCTTCCAAAGTGTAGGCGAAATCATCACTACCGTCTTAACAGGGATGATTGATCTTACGGGATCACTCTACAGCATCCTTCAACCCTTTATTGATCCTCTCATTCAGCTTGGCGTTTCTATCCTCCCGGTCATTAACGCTGCCCTAGGGTTGCTCAATGGCGCTTTCAACCTTCTAGTATCGGTTCTGCAGGGTGTGTTTGCCATGCTTCAACCAGTAGCAAACATACTCGGCGCTGCTTTAAGTGTGGCAATACAGGCGTTGCAGCCGTTACTTTCTGCCGTCAGTGCAAATCTTTCAAACCTTGGTAGTGCCTTTACGATACTGGGCAATATCGCCTACTCAATATTTTCTGCTATTGGCACTGCCATATCCGGATTTGCAGCCTTTGCACAATCAGCATTTTCTGCATGCTCAAGCGCCGTTTTTGCCGTTGGTAATGCCTTCCACTCATTTCAGTCTGCTGTGGGAAGCGTCATCGGTAACGTACGTAGCAAGGTTCAAGGAGTCGTTGACTTCATCGCAGGTGTTCCCGGTAGGATTATGGGATTCTTCAGTGGTATGCACATTGAGCTACCCCATATCAAGCTTCCACACTTCTCGATTACAGGCAGCTTCTCTCTTAATCCACCATCGATACCACACCTTGGAGTGGAATGGTATGCCAAAGGAGCCATTCTTACCAAGCCGACTATCTTCGGCTCAAATCGCAACGGCCTTATGGGCGGTGGTGAAGCAGGCGACGAAGCAATACTGCCAATCGACAATCTTAAAGGCTATGTCGTTGATGCTGTCGAAACCGCTGATACCGGACAAATCAACGTTGTAGAAGAACTCCGAGCACTCCGCGATGACATTCGGAGCTTGAAGATCTACATGGATGGCCGCGAAGTCGGAGGAATTGTCACTCCCTACGTTGATGCAATCCTTGGTGAGAGAAAGGTGGTGGCGTATAGATGACAGCCGAAATTGTCGTAGGCGGTACACCTCTCTGTGAGACCTACCAATGTTTTCTCACCTCATATAACGATGATCCGCCGGAGCAAAAGGTCTCGCATGTAGAGATACCAGGTTCCGACGGCATCATCGATCTATCTGAGTGGATGGCCGGCAGACCCCTATTTGAGACACGCTCGATTGATTTCACGCTTTATCCGATTGAGTGCGACGGATGGGAAGACATTGAACAGCTTCTTACTGCTCTTAGAAATTATCTGCACGGCAGAACCTATAACTTTACTCTCTCATGGGATAAGCCCTATACCTATCGCGGACGCTTTGAAGTTGTGTCTCAAAAGCTCTACACAAAGACCGTTGGCGTAAAGATTAAGGTTACGTGTGACCCCTACAAATCAAAAGGAGTCTATGAGTACGTCCTTAACGGAGAGCTCGGCAAAACCTACATCGTAAACGGTCCCGCTAAGGTAGTTACCCCAGTAATAACTTGCACCACTTCTACGATCATCAACATCAACGGCCAAAGCTTTGCTTTAGACGCTGGTTCTTGGGTAAATGAAGATGCTAAGTTACACAACGGCAAAAACATTGTTGTGGTAAACACTACTCCCAACTACGGTACAGCCATATGGCGCGACTATAAGGGTGACACGTGGAGCAAGTATGAAAGTCTGCGTTTTGGCTATATGGCCAGAGCCGGCATCGGTCGCCTTAAAGGCATCAAGTGGTCTGCCTATACAGGCAGGACATGGGACAGCATACACGGTATGTGGCATGACAACGCTTATGTTGGCGACAACGAATCTCACGATGGCAACGACATAACCCTTACCTTTGAATGGAAGGATATCTGATGAGTACCAAGACAAAGAATCTCAAGCTTATAAAACCTGATGTAACCGACGAGGTTACGCAAACCATAAAGGACCTGGCAACAAACTTCGATTTGCTCGATGCCCTCTATCCGGTAGGCAGCATCTACCAGTCTACCAAGCCGACCGACCCCGGAACCTTCCTCGGCGGTACCTGGTCGCCTATCAATGGCGTCTTTTTGCTGGCGCAATCTCAGAAGCACCCAGTAGGCTCTACCGGCGGCGAGGAAGAGCACACGCTTACTGTGGCTGAGATGCCTTCGCACAACCACGATACTTCCATGCACTATGGCACCGACTGGGGCGGCGGTAACCAGTGGTCAGCGGCATCTGCTGACACACACACTGACTACCGCTTTAGAGTAGACGCGACTGGTGGCAACCAGCCACATAACAACATGCCGCCTTACAGGTCAGTCTTCATGTGGGAAAGGACGGCATAACCGATGTATGCCATGAACTATGCGGGGCAAGTGCTCCACAACCCGCGTACCGATATACAGGTCATAAGCGCAGAGCTGAAAGAAGAGTCGGGACAATCCCCGACTCTTACTTTTAAGATTGCACCCACACACCCGCTTTGGTCTACTTTTGGCCATGATGCAGTCATGGCAACCGAGCGTGAAGTCGAACTTAAAGAGATTGAGAGCGGAGAGATCCTTTTTCGCGGCCGTATACGCTCTGTATCCATGGACATGGATGGACAGAAAAAGATCGTTTGCGAGAGCGCTATGGCCTACCTCAACGATACGACCGTACGGCCTTACAAGACCTATGACACGCAAGAGATCGACTGCCCTGTCAATGCTCCACAAGAAGCCGATAAGCTCTTTTCATGGTTTATCGACCAGCACAACAAACACGTAGCAAATCGCTGCTCAACATTTCGTATTGGCATCAATGCAGGCATTGATTATGGACGTCTGCAGCGTGGCACTGGAAGTCGTCCGACCACGATAAAAGAGATGCGCGACAAGCTTACAAAGCTCTGTGGGGGCTATTTCCGCGTGCGATACGATGACTACGGCTCTGTTATCGACTGGCTACCTTCTCGCGGTGCTGCGGAGTCTACACAGGCTGTAGAGCTCGGGCAAAATCTTTTAGATCTCTCAACCGGCGCTGACGGTAAGGATATCTTTACGGCTGTTGTGCCAGTTGGAAAAGCAGGCGAGGGCGAGCACGAGCACGACGTTACCATCGATGATGGAGAGCAAGACGGCGTGTATGTAGCCGTCAGCCCTGACTACTATATCCTTGGCGACGCAATCGTTGATAAGACTAAATCAGAGCGCTACGGAGTCATCGAGAAAACCGTCCAGTATCGAGACATAGCCGACAAAAAGCAGCTCGCCGAGAAGGCTATGGCCGAGCTCGCAGCAGCGCGCTTTGATGACGCTATCGAGGTGTCAGCCTTTGACCTGCACTACGCAGATAAGAGCATTCGACCTATTAACTTCCTCGAAAGAGTGTCTGTCGAGAGCAAGCCGCACGGACTGTCTCGCATGATGCTTTGCGTGGGCCGTACGATTGATATCTGTGACCCCACTCACACAAAGTATAAGTTCGGTGCCATTGCATCTACGCTCACTAAGGAAGGCACAAGCGCACAAGACGACGCAGACGCTCAGCAACGACGCGTCACAGCGCTCTCAGCGTCCACTCGCACTATCGCGGAGGACACCAAGAAAACCACTATTAAGGTGGCAGAGGTAGATGACCGCGCTGTCAAAGCTGACAAGAAAGCCGAGGAAGCCAAAAAGACCGTTGTCAAAGTGGAAGAGCAAGTCACTACGGCGACTAAGAAGGCGGATGCCGCGGCGTCTAAGGTGGAAGAAGTAAGTACCAAAGCCGAGAAGGCAGCGCAAGCCGTCACGACGGTTGTATCTGATGTTGCAGCGGCTAAAGCAGCAGCTACGGAAGCCAAAGAGACCGCAGAGGCAGCCGGTCAAGAAGCACATGACGCCAAGACACAGGCCAAGACTGCGGCCACGCAAGCTGCAGCAGTAGACGGCAAGGCAACAGAAGCAAAACAAATGGCCAGTGCAGCCGGTACAGTTGCCACACAAGCTGAAGAGACGGCTACAGCCGCTAAGCAAGCAGTAGATAAGCTCGGTAATGCTTTTAGCACTGACGCAGACGGAGCGCACGTAGGGAGCAAGTCAAGCGCTCACACGACAGTTGACCATCAAGGGCTACATGTCATGGATGGTAATACGGAGCAGACCTCTATTACCAAAGGGTTGATTGAGCTCGCAAAGAACAACGTATCGGCTGTCATCAAGCTTTGCGCTGGTGCATTGGTAATCAGTGCAAAGAAGATTAAAGACAGCGTTGGGGAGTGGTTGTGTGTCGAATGGCACTCGGAAAGTCTCCGCATCAAAAATGAGCAAGATTTCTACGTAACGGCTCTACGGGCTGGAGTTAACGCACTTACTCTCGGCCACAGCTCGCGCATCTCCTTTGATGCCGAGCAGTACGTTATGAGCTATCACGAAGATGACCCATCGCAGCGTACAGCGGCCGGAAGTTTTGCTCACATGGTAAACCTGCTTACCGTCACGCCATGGGTCACGATGAAGGTAACAGATGGCTCAAATGTCATACCTCGTGCATATGTCAAGTGGCGTATTTATGGTGGTTTTTTGCTCTTGGATGTATACGTTCCGGCCGGATACTCCGGTGTGCACACCGTTGAGAAGCTTCCGGAGAAATGGCGCCCGGCTGACAGCAACTACGTAGTACTTGCAACACAGCAAGCGCAGTCTACAGCTGGCGTATGGGTTGATGGCGTGGGCGGCTCATACGGCGATATATGGGTTTACAACAGCAGCTCTGGGTACTGTAGTGGGCTATGCCTTGTCATGCCTAAGGCTTTTGCGTAGGGGAGGTGAAATCACATGGAAGATAGTGAAATCGCCACCGAAGTTGCCAAACTACAAGATCGTGTAGAGATACACGATAGACGGCTTACTGAGCACGGAAAGCAAATAGATCAGCTCCGGATGGACGGTATTGCAGTGCGCACTGAGCTTAATAACATCTCCGCCATGCTTGGCGAAATTAAAGGTGACCTTAAGGAGCTGAAAGAGAGACCGGCCCAGAGCTGGCGAGACGCAATAAAGCAGCTGACACAGCTCGTGATAGCTGCAATTTTTGGTTATTTTTTCAACCGTTTTTCACATTAGAGAAAGGATCAACCATGATCAATTTAACCGTACGTATGAAGAATAAAGCTTTTTGGTTAGCCATTGTGCCGGCTGTACTTTTGCTTGTGCAGGTATGTGCGGCTCCCTTTGGCTATAAGTGGGATTTTGTCGTACTGAACCGCCAGATTGCAGACATTATCAATGCCGCTTTTGCGGTGCTGTCGATTTTGGGCATCGTCAATGACCCGACTACACAGGGTCTCGGCGACTCTGCACGCGCAATGACATATACAAAGCCATCTGAGAAGCCAACTCATACTGCTATGGAGGGTGGCACTAATGCTTAAGGGTATCGATGTCTCCGGCTACCAGTCCATAAGTGGCGGTACCTATGACAGCAGCTACGTGGAGACGGCTTACAGCGGCTCTGACTTCGTGATTGCCAAAGCAACACAAGGCACGCGACCAATGAATAGCTATATGACGGCTCAGCTTGAGCGAGCACTTTCTGACGGAAAGCTGATTGGCGTATACCACTACGCAGACGGTGGAGACCCCGCAGCTGAAGCTGACGCTTTCCTCGACCGTATTAGTGGCTATATCGGCCGCGCTCTCTTAGCACTCGACTGGGAGACTACTGACAACGACGCCTGGGGCTCCACGACCTGGCCGCGCCGCTTCGTTGATAGGGTACACGAGCGTACCGGTATATGGCCGGTGGTATATACCTATCCGGCTGGACGTCCTCACGTGGCATCGTGCGCGAGTGATTGCGCTTTGTGGATTGCAGGCTATCCGGACAATCGCTTCTCGTGGGAGCTGCCGGAGATGATTTATAACACCGGCGCGTGGCAAGATTGGACCATTTGGCAGTTCTCAAGCTCAGGTGGTCGATGCGACCTTAATGTGGCGCAAATCGAGCCTGCTGGCTGGGCGAGAATTGCAGGTGGCACCGATACCGCCTTTACCCCGCACTGGGTACACAACGATTATGGCTGGTGGTATGCGCTAAGCTCTACGACGTGGTACTACGATTGCTGGGCGTTTATTGATGGCTATTGGTACGCTTTTGATAAGGACGGCTATGCTCGCAAAGGCTGGTACTTTGACGGTGAGCACTGGTACTATCTCCGCGAGGTCGAAGACGGCTACGAGTGCTCTATGGCTGTTGGTTGGCAGGATGTCGGACGCTATCGCTATTACCTCAAGCCGGATGCGGGCGCTCCCATGGGTGCTATAGCTACCGGGCTTTTTAAGGTTGACGGCAAGATGTATCTTGCCGGAGAAAATGGCAACCTCTTAGACAAGGGTGTACATGTGTTGGACGGCCACGCTTACGCTGTGGCTGAGGATGGCTCGGTACTGTCTGACAGCACCGTGCAGGCTGACACAGACGCACAGGGACGCTTGACAGCATTGCACTAAGGCTCAAGTGGTATACTGTAACTGTTGATTTTTGGGAGCAAGCTCTCCTCAAACAAACCCCCTCTCGCTTCGTGCGGGAGGGGGTTTTTTATGCCGGTTTTACCATTACAAATGAGCAGGTAAACGGCTTACTACAATCGATTTTAAGAGCTTAAACTACAGTAGCCGGAGTATCACAGCCGGCTATTTAAGCTCAAAAATGATTGATTCTTTGATAAATACACTTTGTCCCTTTTCTGTCCCCTACTTTGTCCCGAGAAAATGAAAAGACCTGTTCAGGCATTACGTACAAATTGTAATGTTTAGACGAATTGAACCTTTTTAGAGTTTATAAAACCACAGTTAAAACCGTATGTCTGAAACAAACAACATGGCGGAGGAGGAGGGATTCGAACCCTCGTACCCCCGAAGGGGTAAACGGTTTTCGAGACCGCCGCATTCGACCACTCTGCCACCCCTCCAAGGGTGAAACGGCGCCCGCAGGCGCCGTGAAAGCTCTGGCGGAGAGTCAGGGATTTGAACCCTGGAGACGCTTTAGGCGCCTACACGATTTCCAATCGTGCTCCTTCGGCCACTCGGACAACTCTCCTTATAAAAGTGCATGCGTCAGTATAACTGAATTTTACACAAAACGCACGGTCATTTTTGCTTTCCGTTAAAGTGGCGAGAAAAACACAGGTATAGTATGGGTCTGCTTTGAAATCACCGCGCAGCCGCAGACTTCGCTATCCTTTGTTAGCTATCCTTTGTGTAGTGGTTGTGTCGCGCTTATGTGTGTCCGTTCTTGGGAGGTCAGGATGCCGCCGTTCTTCTCGCCCTGTGGCATGGATTATATTTCCGTAGCCGTGCCTTCATGGCTTGACCTTACAACGGTTATCGTCGGCGCGCTTGCAGGCATTATCGTGGCTCGCAAACGTCACTTAGATCTTGTAGGTTTCGTAGGTTTAGGACTTCTGGGAGGCCTTGGTGGAGGGCTCATCCGTGACGTAATGATGCAGCATGGCGGCGTCTATATGCTCGATAGTCCCTATGCCATACCAGCCGCTGTTCTCACGGCTCTTATTGTCTTTTTCTTTCCGCGGCCACTCGACAAATTTCCGCGCGCCCTCGAATGGGTTGATATCATCTCCGTTGCTTTGTTTGCCGTAGTCGGCACCGACAAAGCTCTCATCTATCATCTGCTTCCCATGTCCATCATCTTGATGGGGTCTATCACCGGCGTGGGTGGCGGCATGCTGCGTGATGTCTTTTTGGGCGATATCCCTCGCATTTTTCAGCGCAGCAATCTATACGCGTTTTGCGCTGTAGCGGGCTCCACATCGTATTGGGCGGCCGTAACCTACGCCCACATCTCAAAACCGTGGGCAGCCGTCCTGTGTGTCATTGTCACAGTTGGCCTGCGCCGCTGGTCACTTCATTACGATGTGCTTTCCCCCGCCGACGTCGATTTGACCCCTCATGTCATGGAGCGAGTCCACAAGTTCCGCGCAAAGCCCAACTCAAAGCTCACGCAAGAAAAGCCCGAGGACTGA